ATGCCAGAGATTATGAGTAATTGCCCACGCTGCCAGACAAAACAGGTGTCGCTTGAGATTAAGGGTGACGTCTTAGTGGAAACGGGCTTTCAATATTCGGATCATGAAGTTTTAGCCAAGTGCCGGATTTGCGGTCGTACGTCGATTTTCTCGATGCGTCATAACCATTCCCGGGGTACAGTTCTGTACAATCACGACGGCGCAATCACGGCATATAAGGGCGGCGCGGATCAATTATATATTCGAAGCGTGGTAACGATTTTCGATGCGAGCCCACCACTACCACCGCCTAATGTGCCCCGCGAAATTGAAGTCATTTTCAACGAAGGCGCGTTGGCGTTCGTCTACGGCTGCTTCAATGCGGCTGGGGCAATGTTTCGCCTAGTTCTGGACCTCACTAGCAAGACCTTGCTGCCTGATGTGAATTCCAACGAAGATCAGCCGAACGCCAAACAGCGGAATAATCTGTTCGACCGCCTAGGATGGCTATTCGATTCTGGCAAACTTCCTAAGGATCTCCGCGCCATCGCCGATTGCGTCCGTCAAGATGGGAACGACGCTGCACACGATGGGTCACTAGCGAAAATCGATGCAGAGGACCTACTTGATTTCACCGCGGCCATGCTTAGCAGAGTATTCACCGAACCGGCGAGGATCGCAGCCGCCGAAGCGCGTCGGAAGGCTCGGCGAGAGAGCTGATTGTGGGCTCGGCAGGAAAACGGCAATTAGCCAGCTTCAAGCACTTAGCTTGCCCACCCGTTCGGAAATCACGCGCGAACGCCTGAGGGCGGTTGGAAATTTGCCTAACCTTTTCGGCCAAACGGCAGCGAATCGTGAACCCCTAACCGCCCCCGGCGAGATTTCGGCAGAAACGCTGCTGAACCTCCCGCCATATTGCGTGTGGCGGCCAAGAGCCGGCATTGCCTCTATCGTTCTAATCCGCACCCCGACGCGCCGCGCGCAGCGCATCGAGAAACGCCGACGATCGCTCGACGCCGACTTGGCGCGTGATGGCGTTGACGGCGGCGGTCATCTCCTGGCTGCGGCCGAATGCCGTCGCCCCCTGCCCCGTCTCCGATCGTCCGACGGCAGATCTCCAGAATTGATCGATCCAGTTACGCTCCGCGCCGCACAGGTGCAGGAACGCGAGCGCCAGGCGGAGCGCGGCCGAGGCAGGCACCGCGCCCTCCCGGGCGCGCTCCTGCGCTTCATCCACCACGCACAACGCGTGGAAGATCGCTCGATCTCTGGCGACTCGCATTGGCGGAACATGACGAGAACATATGTCGGCGTCCAGATCAGGAATCGGCCTGAGCCGGCTCCAGCCGGTACACGCCGTACTGCGCCCGAGACAGCCGCCAGACGCCGCCGGTGGCGTCCGCCACCAGCTTCCGCACCCGGTAGGCGAGCGGTCGCGCGACATTCGACGACGTGTCCGGCCGAGCGGCCGCCATCGCTTCAATCTGCTCGATCGGCGCCGAGCCCGACTGCCGGATCAGCAAGGCAAGCAGGGCGGCCGCGCGCCGCGTTACCGACAGCTGGCCGCCCTCGTAGAAGATCGCCGGGTTGCGGCTATGGGCATGCCGCGCGCGCCACGGCCCCCAGGTGACGGTCGGAGGCAGGTCGCACCGGCAGCGCTCGCAGACTGCCATCAGCCGGCGGTCGCCTCGAGGAGCTTCTCGATGCTCCATGCTACCCGCGTCGATGGCGTACCCGGCTCGGCAACGATGAACCTATCGCGCCGCTGCCAGACCATGTGGCCGGTCTTCATGGCGAAGCATACGAGGCCGGGGTGGGAATCGAACGTCATCGTTACCAGGATCGACTGCAGGAAAGGCAGCATCCAAGCGGCGACAGCGTCACCTTGGTCTACGTTCATCAGTTTCTCCTAAGTCGTCGCGACATTGAGCCTGAAGGCGGCTGAAGCCCAGGCGTAATGCGAACGGCACGTTTGCCCGCGCGTTCAAGTTCATGAGATCGAGCAGAGGTCGGACGCAGCACCAGGACTGCGCTGGCCGTTAAATCGACCTCGCCTCGCATGTCCGCAGCTTGGCGGACATGCCGTGTCCGGTTTGGAGACGCTCCGGGAATCTACTTTGTTGCGGACCGTTTCCGAAACGATTATCTCTCATTCTGGGCAAGGCACAGAGCTTCGGCTCTAACTTTCTGGGGGATTGCGTGGGTCACGCATCGCTTTTCGATGTCATCACTGTCGGGCTGATCATAGCGTTCCTGCTCGGCATGATTGTCTACAACATCAGGAACATCCGCTACGGCGAGTGCAAAGACTGCGGCGCGCAGGTCGGTGACGCCGAGAGTGAGTGCGCAGACTGCTACGCCGAACGCTGCGGCTACCCCCGCACTGGCAATGGCCGCTTCGGCATGCAATCGAACGATGCGACGTCTACGCATAGCGTTAAAGCGGTCGAGCCTATCGCTGACAATTGACAGATGACGTGCGGCGATGCGCCTGCCGGCGGGAGGAGCAATTATGCTCCCACCAAGTAGGTCACGTTTGAATCCGCCTTTTTGCCGTATCCAGGCCGGGCCAGATGGATCGTGTCGAAACGGTCGGCGGTGACGAACGATAGCGTGGTGTAGTCCAACACCGGGGAAAGGCTCAGCGACGACGCGACAGTGTCGACGGCCGTCAGGAAATCAGATGTCAGGGTGTAGTTGCTGCCTGGGGCTCCCGTGTTCGTCTTGACCGGTACGATGTTGGCCGACGGCGTGATCGCCTTGATGCGGTTCATGATGTTGGTCAGCGCCGTCTGATAATCGGCTGCCGCAACGCCCAGGTTCTTGTCGTTTGCGCCAAGCTCCACGAACCACGCATCCGCATCGATCGCACCGATCGCATAGAAGGCCGCCCACGCATTCGCTGCGCTAGGCGTGGTGTAGGGGGACCAGTTGCCGGCGGTGTCATAGGCCTTGGAGCCAGGCCAGCCGATATTGATGATCTCCAGGCGCGGGCTGGTCGTGTCGTACGGGACAATCAGCGCAATATAGATATCCCCGCCCGCAGAGGTGATGCTGATCGGGTCGAGAGAGGGCCCGCCCGATCGGGTGAAGCTGGTACGGCGCATACCCGAGTTGCCGTTGAGGGTGACATTTGATCCGGTGACCGCCCGACAATCCACGGGGCTGGGGGAAAGCGGGCCGTTCGCGTCGCTCACCGTCATCGCGGAGGCAAGGCTGCCGAACGTGGCATAGATGATGTCGAACCTGTCTGCCGGATATTGCGGCGTGTAGCCGAAGCTGCCGAACGTCGAGCCGGTGAACCACACCATGAAGCCACCGAACGACAGGTTCTTGAGCGTCCACCCTGTGCCCATCGTGATGTTCGGGTTGGAAGCAGACAGATCCGCAACGACGTTGTTGATCATCGAAGAGCAGAAGGCATCTGCCCGCGCCGGGATGCCTCGGGCGTTCAGCTTATCTGCTACTTGCTGCGGATATGCATTGGCGCGAAGGAAGTTACCGCCTGATCCCGCACCAGTGCCGGAGGAAGTGCCTAACAACGCACCACTGCCCCATCCGGCCGTAAGGCTGTCGCCCAGGTAGACAGCGATCTGCCGCTGGTTCGCCTCTTTCTTGGCCTGGAGCGCAGGCAGCGTGAATGTCGGCGAAGGTGTCGGCGCCGGGATGATGGCTGAACCAGTGCTGGCGCCAACGCCGAGCGAGACCGCGATCGCCGCCACGCTAGCCGGCACCACGATACGACGCATCCGCTTGGTGGTGCTGTCTTCCAGTGCGATCTCCGTCGGCTGTCCGCGATCGAGGGCTCCACCGACGTTCAGGGCAGCAAAGTCCGCCGCGTTTGCAGGTGCCGCCAAACCAGCGCGCACCGCCGCCGAGGCGAAAGCGTCAGCCACCGACATGCGATAGGGATTACGGTCCGGGTACCGCAGGTCCCAGAGCAGGATGTCTTTCATCGGAGTATGATCCTTGCGGTTGGAGGCGTGCGCTCAGCGCAGATCGGTCGCAGAAGCGGCCTGGTCGTCCGCGGCGTGGTTCGCGGCTATTCCGGCCCAGAATGCCTGCCAGCCGAGGGCGATGGCGGTGTTGCGCTCGGCTTCCGCGAGGAGGGTAAGAACTTCGTCACACGGAGCGGCGAAGTGAGCGCGGCAGGTGGCGTCGGGATCCTCGGCGCCTGCCGGCGCTCCGCCACCACCCTGATCGGCTCGGGCCGCGGCGAGCTCGCGCATGCGCTGAGCAGCGAGAGCGCGAGAAGCAGCAAGCTCAGCCTGCACGCGATCGAATTTGGCGAGAACATCGGATGATACCTCCTGGTTGGTGCGCGCGTCGGCGCGCTCGACGTTGATGACGTGGGCTTGGTCCTTGGCCTTCGCGTCCGCGCTGGCCTGCCGCGCGTCGTCGATGGCGGCGCCGAGAATGCGGATCTGGGCGAGCGCATCCTTGGTGGAGAGGGTGAGCGGGTTGCCGCCCTTGTCGCGGGCGCGCACCGCGACCGAGGTCGTCGAGCGAAAGGCATCGACCTTGTGGGAGAGGTCGCCGATCACGGCGAGCGCGACGGCGAGCGCCAGGGCGAGCCCCAGCGACACATATTTCAGCGCATTCATGGCAGACTCCCGTTTCAGGCCGCGCGGGGGGCGCGGCGCTTGGCGAAGGCAGCGGCGAGCCGCTCATCGTACCGGTTCTCGCGATACGCGGTGCCGTTGTACCCTCGGGCAAAGGCTGCCCAGTCCTGGCGCCGCAGCGCGGCCGCGAGGCCCTTCGCCTCGACAAAGCGAAGGAAGGCGGCGAGCTGGTCCGCTTCAGTCTGCGCCTGCTGGCGCGCGAACGCCCAGGGCGAGATCGCGCCGCAGACGGCATAGTTCTCGCCGAGGATCTGGAACCCGCCATAGCTGGCCGAGGCGAAGCCGGCGTCAACATCCAGCGACACCGCCTCGAGCAGCTGCTGCCAGCGGCCCGCCTGTTTGCCTGGGTAGAGGGCTCGGTTCCAGGTGCGCGACGAGATCTTCGGATGGCTGGCATCGAAGCGGTGCGCGGTCGCGCGGCTGAAGCGATGCGGCTCGAACAGGATGGTCGGCCGGCCGTCGATGAACGGCGCCGCGCTGCCTTCGACATCCCAAACCGCCCAGATCGCCGCCTCTTCAACCTTGAGCTGGTCGGCGGCGTCCTCGATGTCGTGGTCGCTGAGGATGTAGTCGGGCCCGTCGGTGAGCGCCGAAAGGATCGCCTCGCGATCGGCAGCGCCGAAAGGCGCGCCCGCGGCGCCCGGCTGATAGCCAAGCGCCATCAGCCGCCGCCGCAGCGTCGTCATGTCCATTGGTCTTCTCCGGGTTAGGAAGGGGTCAGCCGTCCAGCTTGGGGGCTTGAGGGTGCGGCTTCAGCGCCTTGTATTCCGGATGCAGGCGACCTTCGCGCGCCGCCTCCTGGATCGCCGCGGCGGCAAGTTCGGATTGGGTGGTGTTGCGGGCAGTGCCGACGATGTTGTTCGCGATTGCGGCCGCCTCGCTGTCGACCCGCTGGAGAAAGCGATCGGTGAGCAGCTTGACCAGACGGTCGGCGCCGACGGTGGAGAAGGCGGAGAACAGCGCTGCCGCCTCCGCCTCCACCCCCGCGCGCGTTGCCATCCAGTAGGCGATCAGCGCCACCAGCGGCAGCAGCAGGAGATCGGCGAAGACAAGCCGGGCCTTCACCTGCACGCCGCGCTTCAGCAGCATCGCATATTTTGCTGCGAACCCGAACGTGATCCCGATCAGGATCCAGCCGTATTTCGCCAGCACCGTTTCAACCGGCGTCATCGGCATAACCCCTTTCATGGTGTTGTTCATGCGCCGGCCCCCGGCCAGCCGGAATCGATGTCGATCGCATCCAGCTCGGCGCGCGTCGTCGCCTCTTCGATCTCGACCAGCAGGCCACGGCGGCGCGCCTCGATCGCGGAACCCGCCGCCACCCAGGCGTCGGCCTCGGCGATCACCAGCGCCGCGAGATCGTCGATCGCCATACCCGTCGCCGCTGCCTCGGCCGCAAGGAATGGCACTGCCGAAGGGTCTCCCCCGCTCGACCAGGCCCGCGCCTCACCTTCCTTGCGGGTGTAGGTGATCGCCATGCCCGATCCAGGCGTCAGATAGAGGTTCCTGACCGCTTCTGCCTTTTCGCAGACGCTCGTCCGCAGGCCGGCCTTCAGATCGGTGAGATCATCGACGATGGTGAGGCTGTCCCAATCGACCGCCCTTCCCGTCCAGGACCAGCCCTCCGGCACCGAGATCACCGTCGCGGCGGCAATGTCATAGCCTTCCGTGTTGCCGTCCGGTCGATGCAGCTTCTCGCCCGTAGCGGGCCACAGAATTACGCAACCCATCAACCTCTCCATGTCGCGTGAAGGCTACCGCCGAAGGAGCCGAAATCGTTCGTGTTCGTCTTCCGCATCTGAACCCGAAGCATCACGGTCTGTTTGCTGCTGAGACCGATCTCGGTGCCGATCAGCGTACCGGTCACCGCCCAGTCGCCGCCATCGCCGTTGCCGGGCACCGAAGCATTGCCGACGAACGAGCTGGCATTCGTCCACGTCGAGCCGTTCAGGCTGTAGTCGACGGACCCCGCGACATTGATCGTGCCGGCGCCGTTGGATGTATCGAACCCGCCCGAGGTATCGAACTCGATCGTGCCGGAAGGCCCCATCAGCAGCGAGAGCGTTGCAACCGTGGCGAGGCTGGTCGAGGCCGGCGCACCGACATTGACGCTGCCGTCCACATACGCCGCCCCATCCAGCGCCTTGTTGTAGACCAGCCGCACCACCTGACTGGCGCCATCCTTGGTCACCGCGATGTCGGCAAAGCCGGTAAGCGCCGATGTGCCGCCCGCGATGCCGGTCACGGACACGACACCGTCGCCACTCACCGACACGCCGGAGAGATTGGAGACGTCACCCACCGCGTAGCCGGCGGACCCGGTCACGTCGGCGGCTCCCTTGAACACCCGGAGCTGTGCCCCGGGCAGCGCCGCCTTCGGCGTGCCGCCGGCGGTGCATGGCACCGGAACCGCGGAAGGCGCGATCGACACGCTCAGCGCATCGATGCCGTTGGAACCATCCTGCGCCATGATCTGCGGCGCGCTCCATTCGCCAGGCGCGATCGTGTCCGATCCGGTCGTGCTGACGGCAGTGGCATTGATCTGCCATCGATACGGTCCGCCGGTCGCCGGCAGACTCTGCGTCCAGCCATTGTTGATGCCCGAGGCGATCGCCGTTCCGAAATCGTAGCTGACGTTTGAACTGGGCACCGCCGGCGCGCTGGGCGAGCTGGTCCGGTTGTACAGTAGCACCGGTGCGGAGCTTGCCGCGTTCGCGCCGTTCGTAGCGATCTGGACGGCGCCTGCCCATTCGGTCGCCGCGATCGTATCGGTGCCGCTCTGGCTCGCAGCGGTTGCCGCAGACTGCCAAAGCGGCGCACTTCCCGCCGGGATGGTGGTCGACCAGCCGTTGTTCAGGCCGGTCAGGGTCTTGGCCGCGAAATCGTAGGTCGTGGTAGCGCTCGGCAGCGCCGGCGCGCTCGCGCCCCGCTGGAAGATGTTGATCGTCGCCGTGTTGAAGCCATCCGCCCCCGCCGCGCCCGAGGCACCGAATTTCAGGTCGGAAAGGCGCGAGTTCGGCACGTTCAAGCTGCTGTCGAGGAACAGGCGCAGTCCGCCCGCCGCGCTTGCGGTGCGGAGCAGCTCGCCGTCCCGGTAATATTTCACGCTCCTATTGTCATAGACGATCGTCAGCTTGTGCCCGACCGTCCAGTTGCCCAGCAGCGTCAACGCCCCGCTTTCGGCGGCGTACAATCGCTGCAGGGCGCCGAACTCGACGTAGAACCCGAAGTCGATCGATTCCCAGCCGGCGGAAGACGTGGGATCGGTATTAAGGCCCAGGATGGTCCCGGGCGTGCTGCTCGTCACGGTCTGCGACAGAAATGCTCCGCCGACAAAACCCTCGGACGAGTATGCACTGCCGTCCCACGCCGTGTTCGTGCCGACCTTGACGATATAGTCCTGCCCCACGACGCAGTCATTGTAGGGCACCAGCCCGAACGCAGCCGGCCCCCGGTAGATCGACCACTGGTAGTCGCTTGGGTTGGCGCTCTCGATCGCCCCTGTCTTGTTGATTGCCCGGCCCTGATAGCCTCGCCCATCCGGCAGGCCGGTCGTGAAATTGACGGTCCCGTTGGCGCTGTCGGAATAGGCGATCCACTCGTAGAGCGTCTGTCCATCCGCGCCGGGGCTGCCCGGCGCCCCTGGATCGCCCTGTGGCCCCTGTTGTGCGAGCACGGTCCACCAGGTGTTGCTTGCCGTCGGCGGCGTGGGCGGCGGATTGCCGCTGCCCGGTGCGGCATCGCTCTTGTAGCGCCAGGTCGCGCCGGCCCACTGCACGATGTTACCCGGCCGATAGTAGGAGCCGTTGTTATACACCCCCATGTCGACCAGCGGATCGGCAAAGGCGATGTCGGCCAGCGCATGCACCGTCCACGCCCGCTCGGCCGCGACCGCGATCTTGGAGAAGGGTGCCGCGACCTCCAGCTGCTCGACGCTGCGCACCGGCGGCAGCGCGGAGCCGTCCGCCGCCAGCGTCATCGTCGCCGCGGCCAGCCCCACCGGCACCACGAACAGTTTGCCGGTCCAGCTGACGCCGGCAACCGCGTTGACGCTTGCTGCAACGCTCTGGATCACCTGGCGCGCAGTGGTCTGCTGGTCGAGGTAGATCGACAGGTTGTAGGGCCGCGCTGCGTCCAGGGCGTTAAGCGAAGCATCGTGGATCTTGCCTGCGCCACCTGAGAGCAGCGCGAGGCGGCGGATCTGCTGGCCGGGCTTCCGCGCCCAGCCATCCGGTCCGGCAACGTCGCCCTGCACAAGGAACGAAATCTGCCCATTCGTCGGCGCGCCGAATCGCGCGAGGCCCTGCGCGTTGCACGTTGCCCAGGCCCCTGCCGGGATCGCCGCAGCCACAAGCGCGGCGTATGTCGGGTAATTCGCTACCGGCGCGCCGAACCGCGCCAGCCTCTCCAGCGCCGCCTCGAAGCCCTGCACCGCGCCATAGGCGGAGACCTGAAACACGTTGTTCACGCTGTCGATCAGCTTGCCGGCCACATACCGCGGCGCACCCAGCGCCAGCGGCTTGGGCTGGCCTTTCAGCCCGGCCGGCCCCTCGACGCCGGTTGTGCCCGCATAGGGGGTGAGCAGCGGCTTATCGAGCCAGCTATCGTCAACCTTGATGCTGATCTCGGCCTGTCCGCTCCCGATCTTGGGCTGGGCGGTGGCTCGGCCGTCGAAGATCGGCTCCGCAGCGATGTCGGTCCACACGCGCACCCGGGCGTCGGCGATCGCGTAGCGCGCGAAGTTCGGCCACGCCTCGATCTGCACCGCGAAGTCCGTCGTGGGCGCGGTGATCTCGCCGCCGAACGAGCCGTCGAACAGATCGTACCGCAGCACCGGCGCCTTGGCGATCACCGGCCACCAGGGGCCGCCTGCGGCCATGCATGTCGCGGGATCGTCCATGTTCGCCGCGCGGAGCGTGATCGCGGCGCCGGCACCGGGATCATAGGCGTCGATCTGGATCCAAACCGGCATCACAGGATCCCCAGCAGATTGACGGGAACCTTATGGCCCGCCGCGGTCGCCCAGGTGCGTCCCAGATCCCCCACCAGCGGACCGAAATAGCATCGGCTCTGTCGTTCCGCGTCGGCGGCTGGGTCCGTGCAGAGCGCGATGCACTCGGTATTCCCGACCTGCTCGAGCATCTTCTGCGCAACCCCCTCCGCCTCCTGCCGGGTGAGCGCGGGGAAGTTGATCGAGACCGTTCGCAGCTTTTTGCCGCGGTGGCGCAGCAGCACGCCCCGAGCGTTCACATCCAGCGAGCCCAGATCGCGCACACCGAACTGCGCGCCATATTCGAAGTTGATCGCCGGCTGAAATCTGGCCCCCACCACCACGCGGGCGATGCGGATGCTCTGACCGGACGATGGGGCCAGCCAACGAAGCCGAACATAGCGCGCCGTGTTCGGCGAGCTTTTGTACAGCATGGACACTCCCAAGCCGGAAGTCGGCAGGATCGCGCCGGCGTACGCGCTGCCCAGCTCGTTGGTGTAGGTCGAAGTGAAAGGCCCCTCCGCGGCGGTGGCCATCTGCACCCAGAACTGTCCACCCGATTGGGGAAAGCCCGAGACGCCGAAAACCATCACCGTGTCGATCGGCGTGTCGGCACCGAGATCGAAGATCAGGAGAGCCGCATTGTCGAGGCCGTCACAGGCCAGCGTCACGGTCACGCCCGCATAGTCGTTGAACGCGTGCGCGGGCTGGCCCGCCGCGACCGTCGTCGTTGCGTAGGGCGTTCCCACCGGTGCCAGTGGCTTCAGGAGGAAAGCTTTCGCCATCAGCCGAACACCTCCAGGCTGGTGCGATCCTGATCGAGATCCACCTCGACGCGCGCGGCAAGCATCGTGGCGTTCAGCGCCTGCTCGATATCGATCACGCGCGCCTGCGGCACGCCGTTGGTCGGATCGATCGCCAGCGCCTCCTCAACCACCACGGCGAAGCGGCGGCGCTCCGTACCGATCAGCGCACCGCGCGCATTCGCCATCGCCTGCGCGTCGGTGAGGCTGTCGAAGTAGCCGGCCGCCGGGTCGAGCGAGCCGTCGCGGGCCGACGGGTAGCGCGCCGCGATGGTCGCGCTCGACCAGGTCGCCGTCACCACGTCGCGCGACGCGGCGGCGATGTCGCTGTCAGTTGCAGGCACGGGTCACCTCGTTGCGAAATTTCGGGCGTCGGAAATGAAGCTGTTGGCGCCCGCGCTGCCGCCGGCGATCTGGGCGAGCGTGTCCGCGATGCGGGCCAGCAGCGCGTTCGTGTCGTCGGTCTGCTCGGTCAGGGTCGCCGTGTTCTTGGCAGTGCTGGCGGTGCTGCTCGCCGTCGCGCTGGCGAAGGGACTGTCGACGGCGGCCGAGACCGGCGCGGCGTTGTCGATCGAGCTGATCGCCTTGTTCGTCGCCCCCTGGATTAGATCCAGGAAGTCGAAGAACTGCTTGGTGCTGCCATAGATCTGCCGCTCGATGTCGATCGCCGTGTTCGCGGCCGACTGGTAGGCGCTCTGGTCGATGCTCTTGCCCAGCGCGATCTGATCCAGGAAGGGCTGCAGCTTGGCGAGGGCCTCCCGTTCCTGATCGCGCAGCGAATAGGGCGAGTTGCTGCCCAGCTTCAGGCTCGACTGGAAATCCTTAAGGGTCTGGCTCGCGCTCGCCGTTGAAGCCTTCACCTGCTCCAGCTGGAGATTGTAGAGCTGCTGGGCCTGCGCCATCTGCTCGGCCGATGCCCCGCCCTCCTTCAGCGCGTCGACGGTCTTCTTGAAGTCTCGGTTCAGATCGTCGATCGCGGCACCCACCGGATCGAGCAGCTTTTTCAGGTTCCGCGGCACCGCCTCGATCAGCACCGCCTTGTTGATCGCCGATTCCAGATCCTTGCCGCTGGCCAGAATGCGCTGGGATGCATCGCTGATGCCCTTGATGGCGCCGTCGGCCAGCGCGTTGGCGATCGCCGCGCGCACGGCGCCCTCGGGATCGTTGTCGAACTTCAGCACGCCGTCGTTCGTGCCGTATTTGCCGCCCACGCTGGTGCCGCCGTTCGGATCGACGCGGTAGCTGTCCTTGTACTTGTTGATGCTGACCGCGAACCGGCCCACGTCCGCGCCGAGCGCGTCGGCAATCTGCCGGATGCCGGTCTGCACATTCGTGGCAAGGCCGCCCAGGTCGGACTGGACCGCAGAGTAATTGCCGTTCACCACCGCAGCCTGGTCGACGCCGGTGATCTGCGCCGAACCCCGCTCGGTTTTCTGGAACAGCCCTCCGACGACGTTGCCCAATATTCCGCCGGCGATCGCGCCGAGCGGCCCCGCAATCCCGCCGAGCGTCTTGCCGAGCGAGCCGCCGATCTCCTTCGTGATCGTCTTGCCCAACTCCTTGCCGCCATACTCGCCGAGGATGCCGCCGATGCCGCTGGCCGTCTTGTCGGCCTTGCCACCGCCCAGCGCCGAGAAGACCGAGCCGCCGATGCCGCCGAAGGCCGCGCCTTCCAGGAGGGTTCCCAGATTCCCCTTCAGGCCCTTGGTGATCGTCTCCGGCACCGTAATGCCGAGCTTCTCCATCCGCTTGGCCCAGCCGTCGATCGCGATCTCGAGCACCTTGCTGGAGCGGACCAGGCCCAGCGCTTCACCCGCGCCCACCTTGCCGGTCACGACGATATCATTGTCGTTGGCGCTGTAGCCGCCACCGCCGAAGAACTGCGATACCGCCGGCGCCGCCAAAGCCGTCGCCGTCCGCACGGAGGCCGGATCATAGCCCCGGATGCGGACCGTCGCATCGGCGAGTGCATCGACAAAGTCGTTGACCGTGTCGCGCAGCACGACGGCCGCGCCCTTCGCCTGATCCTGCAGGATCTCCGCGGGCGTCTGCTTGCCCGTCATCTTGCGGATATAGTCCTCGATCTCGCGATCGATGCCGCCGAACAGCGCATTGCTCAGCAGATCCCGCTGCAGCTTCTGCGCTACGCCGGTGATGCCGCCGGCATTGCCCTGGATCTTGGCGAACACGCCGTCGACCTGGTCGAGAACCCCGCCCCAGGCATTTTCGTAGATACCGACGATCCGGCGCTGATCCTCCAGCAGCCGGTTGATGGCCTGGTGCTGCTGCGCGAGGCGATAGGCGGTCTGCACCTGCGCCTCGTTCAGCGGCCCCATTTGCTGCTGAAGGCGCAGGATGTTCTGCATCGCCTCGGCATCGGCATCCCTGCCGGCCAGCACCAGGCGGCCCACTTCCAGGCTTTCCTGCTGCGCTTCCACGAACTCGCGGAAGGGGCGATCTATGCCGTCCTTGATCGATTCGCGGGCCTGGTCGATCAGGCCAAGCAGCTTCTGCACCTCGGGCGTCAGCTCCCGCTTGCCCAGCTGCTCGGTCAGGTTGTCCAGCTTCAGCGTGGCGAGGCGGGCCTTGTCGATCAGGCGCGGCTGATCGTCCCACTCGGCGTTAATGGCTGCTATCGCCTGCTCGGCCGCATCGTCGGAGCGCGAATAGTCTTTCGGCTTGGGCTCCCGCTTCGTTCGACCCGGCTTGTCGATGCGCAGGCCGTCGGACAGCTTGCCCGTCTTGATCGCTTCCAGAACTTCGCTGTTCGCCTGCCGGTCGTTGATCGTGGTGCCGAGCGCGAGGATGGCCGCCTTGGTGTCGATCAGATCGCGGCTCGCCAGCTTCCCCGATTTGCCCGACTTGCTCAGTTTGTCGAGGCGCTCCAGCGCGGCATCCAGACCAGCCGTCAGTTGCTCGGGCTTGGCACGCGGATCGTTGACCAGGTTCACATAGTCGCCGAGCACCGCCTTCAGCGGGCCCAGGCTGGCTGTAAGCTTTTGCGCCTGATCCTGCGCGGCCGATCCATTCGCCGAAAAAGGAGTGCCGGCGCCGGTAACACTGAGGCGTTCCAGAAAGCTGGGCGACGCAAGCCCCTTCAGCGTCTTGGCCGCCTCTTTCTGCTTCTTTTCAGCAGCGAGAATGTTGGACTGGGCCTGCAGCTTGATTTGCTGGATCAACACCTCGTTCTGGGTCTTCATCTTACCAGTCGTCAGATCCATGATCTGGCCTAGCAGGGACTGGGCAGCACCATAGGAATCTGCCGCCGAGGTTGCCTTCATGAGCTTTTCGGCTTGCTGATCAGCAGCCTCAGCCCCTTCCAACAACTTGCTCACCAAGGGCACCGCGACCACGGTGGCGACCGTCAGCGCGGCGCCCCAGGGGCCGGCAAGAAAGGCGGCGAAGCGGCCGAAACGGCTTCCGGTGTTCTCTACCTTCTCGGCGATGCCTGTGACCTTCTCGCCCATCCCTTCGATATTAGCGCCCGCGTCCTCGGTCGCGGCGCCGGTAGCGGAGACGGCAGCACCTGCCGCCTTCCCGCTGTCCGCAAAAAGCGTCAGCGCACCGACCGCCTGCGGAAACTGCTGGGCGAACGCGGTCAGGGCACTTTGACCGGAGACCACCTGCACCGCGAAGTCGGACGCCTGCTGCCCGATCTGCTGCATGCCCGCCCGCGCCGCATTGCTGGTTTCCACCAACTGTCGCTCTTCCTGCGATAGGGTGCGGGTGCCGCTAGCGGTTTTGGACAACTCTGCCTGGAGCTCTTCATAGGCCCGGATCTTCGAGCGAATTGCGGTCGCCTCTTCGATCGATGCCCGTTCCGCGACCATAGCCGCATCTGCAGTAAGGCGCTGAGCGGCAGCTGATTCCCCGCCACGAGCGGCAACCGCCGTCGCCGCAGCCGCCAGCTCGCGCTGCGCCTGCGCGCTGTTCTGCGCTGCGGCTTCCTGCGCCTTCAGCTGGGCAATCTCCTGCGACAGATCGAGCCCGCCGCCGGTGGTGCGCGGCAGCTGCAGCGCGGTCTGGGCGGTGCGCTGCACCTCCGCGAAGGTGCCAAGGAACTCGCGGCGCACATCCGCAGCGGCCGAGCGCGACAGGTCCTTCAGGCGCGTCATCGCCGCGCCGGTTTCGGACGTAAACTGCTCAGCCTTCAGCTGCAGCCGGGCGATGATGTCCGTCTGTGCCACAAGGCTACCTTTCCAACAGGGTTCAGATCAGCGCGGCGCGATGCCGCGGATTGCGTCGAAGAATTCCCGCGCCAGCTCGCCGTCTGCGGCGTTGACGATCGGTTCGATTGCGAAGGCGTTGCGGAAGCGCACCACCGGGATCAGGACGAAGATCGGCACCACCGAGCTTTGCAGCGGATTCGGCCCGCCCCGCCCAGCTCGCTGGCGCCCGCTGGTGAGTGGGCGAAAAGCGCCCGAGCGGGCATTCGTCGTGCCCCCGGTCGCCACCAGCAGCGAATAGTTGCCGGCGCGGTAGATGAACCGGAGCCGCTGGCCGGTCCGCCGCTCCCACTCGCCGGGGGTGAGATCCCGCCCACGCCCGCGCGCGCCCGCCGACGGGAGCGGCACGGCGAGATATTGACCTCGCTTGCCACGGATCTCGCCGGGCTGCGTCCAGAAGCTGACGGCACCACCGGTTCGGCCATCGGCGCGGCCTTTAAGCCAGACGGTCGCGGTGGGGTTCCGCGCTGGCCCCGATCGCGGAAACGCGCTCGACTGCCACGCCCGCCAGAGCTTCCCCGGCACCGCCGCCTGCGTTGCCGATTCGAGCCGCCTCTCCAGGTTGCGCGCGGCGCCCGACACCGCCTTGGTTCCAGCCGACAGGAAGTCGCGAACCAGGCGGTCGGAGGTCGCGCCCAAAGCCTTCTCATCGATGACCAGATCTGCGGAGTTTGACGCCATCGGTGGTTCCCCCGATCATAAGGGTGGAGGACGAATCATGAAGCTAGTTGTTGTTGCCACCGCCCTGCTCACGATGCAGGCCAACTATTCCCGCACGTTCCACCGCGATCCTAATTCCTTCTGGATATGGTGGTCTCAGAAAGACGCGATCACCGATAAAACAAATGCCGAGATCAGGCTGCCATCTACAGATCAGTCGATGACAATTGCAGTATCCTGTTCAAACAGGCGAGACAGGCCGTCGCTCAGCGTATCGATCGAAAGCCGGGCAAGAGTATTATCTTCAACCGAGGTGACATTCCGCTTTGACGACGCTCCACCAGAGACTTCCATGTGGGATACGAATGGCACCGACGTGTACAGCTTTGATGCCCAGAAGCTTGTCTCTAAGATGTTGAAGTCCACGCGGTTCATCGTACGGGTAGATGATGGCCGGGTGCCATCCAACGATGGGCGCTTCCTGCCAGGTAACGGGGAGGCGCTTGCCGAGATGGTATTCAGCGCCTGTGGTAAGTCGCTGAAGATTTAGGCCGTCATCCACCCTTCTGCTCTTCCATTCCCTCCAAAAGCAGAAACGCATCCATCAGAGCAGCCGGCTGTTCCCCAACGCTGCCGGGGCAAGGCAGCACCCGACCCGTCAGCGGCGAAGCAAAGCGGCGGCACTGGAAGTAGAGATCGACGACGGCCCAGATCCAGCCGGGCAGAACTATGCGGGGGTTTTCCTTCCACCGCGTGCCTTCGATCTCCCAGCCTTCGCCCGCGGTGAGGCCGCCTTCGAAGTCTTCTGGCCGCCTTCGGACGAAGACGGCCGCTCGAAGTTTTTTTCCTCTCCCCCGCCGAACTGCAGGTTGAAGGCGCGCGAGCCGGCGAGCTGCAGATCCAGTTCCTGGAGCCGCCGGAGCGCGCGATCGGCGACATGGCCGTTCTTGTCCGTCTCGAACGGGATCTCCGCACCCTTATCGTCGCGGACGTTCTCCCAGCCTGTGCAATAGCGGGGGAGCGCCACGATCGGCACCAGCGTGCGGCGACGCTCCATCTGGGCAACGAGGTCGGCATAGGCCGGCCAGTGCTTTACCAGCAGCGGATCAACGGCCTCGGCAAGCTTCTTGTCGTCGTCGCTCAGCTGCTCGGCTTCCTCGCCTTCGGCTGAGAAGATCGCGACCAGCCGGTCATAGTCGGGATCTTCGGCGAACAGCGCGTCGATGCCCTTCAGCTGGGCCTCGCGCAGCTGGTGGCTCCAGACCTTGGCCGCCTGCAGCGGGCCATCCAGAAGCGCGGTCATCTGCCCGCGTTCGATCGTGGAGCCGGCGCGCAGGTGGAACACCGGCGCGCCGGGCGTGCCCTGCACCCAAGGGTGGGTGTAGGGCACGGTTTCGGTGGTGGTGGTGACGATCATGGGTGCCCCGATCAGTAGAAGCAGAGAATGCTGTCGGTGTCGCGGCCATAGGCATCCTTGCCCTGACTGATCGCCTGCGCGGTGATCTGCTCGCCGACCAGGTTTTCGCGCTGCGTGTCGCCCTCGCCCGCCGCCTGCGCGATGGGGGTGGTGAGCGCCCAGCGGTTGCCGGCCTGCGTGCCGTAGCGGAACGATGCCGGCACCAGCGCGCCGGACGCGATCTGTGCCAGCACGTCGCGATTCGCGACCAGCGTCGCGAGCGGATCCACCGTCAGCACCGGCGTGCGCTGGCCGATCTCGCCCGCGCCGAAACCGACGGTGGTGTTCGGATCCTCGCTCGAGGTGACGCTGGCGCCATCGTTGAGCGACCAGGTGGAAATCGCCAGCGGCTTGCGGTTGAACAGCACGACGTTCGAGGAATCGGTGCCGCGCGCGAGGTTCGGCGGGGCGTGCTGTTTCAGCGCGGCCAGGCTGGGCATCGCCGCATCGCTCTTGCCAGCGAAGATGCCGGAGAAGTTGAAGCCCCCGATCCCCGGACGGGCCGAGCGCCCTTCCAAGTTCAGCACGCCGCGGCAATGCGTGTATTTGAACAGCACGCCGTCGCGGTAGAAGGCGATCACCGCCATGGGCTGGTCCGTTGCCTTGGCGGCGGCGTCTGCCGGCGACGTGCCGGCATAGGTCCAGTTGGCCGGGATCGCCGCCTGCTCGGTGGTGAGCGCGGTATCGAAGTTTTCGGAGAGCGTCGCGACGCGACCCGCCGTGTAGCCGGTGATCAGCGGGATTCGACCGCTGTTCGCGCCCGAGCTGAACAGCAGCGGCATGCCCACCAGCGCGCCGGCGGTCGCCGGGAAGCTGGTGGCGAGCGTGGCGCTGGTGGCGCTGCCCGCCGTGATGGCAGCGGCGGCGACTGCTGCCTGGAACTGCGCGCGTTTGCCGCAGGCGGACAGCGCGGCGTGCAGCGGCGGCTTGACCGTGGAGGTATAGGTGACCCCGGGGCCGGCGCCGCGGAGGCGCGCGCGGAAGGCGAAGGTTGCAGCCTGGCCGATCACCTGCGCCGCGCCGGAGACCAGCGAGCCGGTCGCCTCGTTCGACTGTTCGGTGGTGAAGGGCGAGCCGCGAGTGATGCCGTCCAGCTCGATGACGATGAAGTCGGTCGCCGGATCGGGAAGCGCGGTGTCATTGTCATCGGCCATGAGTCGGATGCCCACGGCGATGAACGCCGAGCGCTGCGTAGGATCGGACATGTTGGGTGCCTCCTTTAGGCGGGCTGGCTTGGATCGCCGCGACGGGCGGCGAAGGTGATGGGCAGGTCGAGCGCGAAATACATGCGCGGGGCCGAAGCCAGCGGCGCGACGCCGATGGCCATACGGCCTTCGTCGATCGTTTCGACCAGGCCGTCGAGCTGATCGTCCTCGCCCATCACGGCGAAGACAGCGGCGGCATAGAAGGCATTCAGCTGCGCATAGGTCTCCGCGCCGCCGTCGCTCTCGAAATAGGCCTCCAATCGCGGCGTCAGGCCGATCATGGTGGCGGACGCCTGCGCCTCGATCGGATCGTGGCCGTCATCGAACAGGTGGAAGGCCGGGAAGGCCATGGGATCAGTGGAGGGCATTACCTCCACCTCGGCGATGCCCGGCACCAGGCGCAGCCGGCGCTCGATCTCCGCGACAATGGCGGCGCGGCGAGCGGTCATGCGACCTTCTCCAGCACGGTCTGCCAGGCGTCGACATTGTCGTCGTAGGTTGCCTGCTTTGGCTGCCAGGTGATGCCGTCGCGCTCCAGTCGGTCGGAGCGGGCGGGCCTTTCGGGGAGATCGGCGCAGGCTATTTCAGCCGTTACCGTGCGGGTAGTGCTGCCGGGCCCTTGAAACGGGTCACCGGGGGCATCGGTCCAGATGACGCGAATTTCGATCGGCTGTGTGAGCCCGCCCCCGGTGTACATCACGGTATCCGGCGAGGCAGCGCGGATATCTGCCGCCGCCTGCTGCCAGGGATCAGGCATCGGAGCTGGTCGGCGCCGGTGCGCCCGCGCCGCGCTTGGCGGTGTGGGCCTTAACCAGCTCGCTCGCGCGATCGGCGGCGATCTGCTTCGGCTTGTCGCCGATCGTCACGTCGGTGCCCGCGTCGATGAACGATCCATCGTTGGCCGTTGCCGGGCCATGAAGGTGAATGACGGACATATTGGTCTCCAAAAAGGCGCGGGCGGCGCGCCGAAGCATCGCCGCCCGCCCAGGTCGGGAGGATCATGGGTTCAGATGACGGGAACGAGCCGCACGTCGATCGAGGCGGCGCCGGAAGTGGCGGCGCCCATGAAAATGCCGATCTTGATGTTGTTCGTGGCCACGTTGGTGACGACACGGTTGGTGTTGTCCCAATAAGCCACCGTCTTGCGGGTGATCGCCACGGCCGCCTTGGGCAGCGTGAACACGCCGCGCACCACGCCCACCACCGGGGCGCCGGAGGCTGCGTCGGCCGAGGCGACGGCGAATTCTGCGCCGTCCAGATAGCCCTGGCCGCTCGCGACGGCATAGGGCGCGACACCGGTGATGTTGTCACCGTTCTGCACGAAGTTCTTCATCGGGGATTACTCCTGCGGGCGATCGGCGCGCGCGATGCGCGCCTCGCGGATCTTGGTGAGGATCTCGTCCTTCCTGGTCGCGTCGCCGAGGTCGATTTCCTCGGCCGCCGCGATCTGCTTCAGGTCGGCGACTTTCATGCCGTCGAGATCCTCGGCATCGGCATCGGCTTCGATCTCGGCGGGTTCGGCCTTGCCTTCGGCGATAAGGCGATCGGCGTAATCGTCGTCGGCGACCGAGATCGGACCTTCGACGGGATAACGGGAGGCGCCGGCGATTACTGCCGGCGCGAGCAACAGGATAAGCTTCATGGGGGGCACTCCTTAGCGCGCCGGGATCAGAGGCCCGGGTTCTTGTACATGCCGCGATAGTCGACGATGGCAGCGCCGACATCGAGGCGAGCTTTGGTCTTGACGCCGTCCACGTCGAAGCCCGGCTGCGTTTCGATGAACACGTCTTCCTGGCCTTCGAGGTGCGACAGCTCGATCGTGTCGATCGCGGCCTTGTCGGCGAACAGGTACCAGCTCTTGTCGGTGATCCTCGGCTCGACGATCAGCGTCAGCGTGCCGACGAACGGATTGACGTTCGACGTTTGCGCGGCAGCGACGGCGGTCAGGAACTGCTGCGCCTTCGTCTCCATCTGCGGGCCGACCACCAGGTAGGCGGGGCGGACGATGATGAAGCCACCCTCGACGCTCTTCTGCTGACCCATCGCGGTACGGGCGAGCGTCACCGAATCGATGGTGATGTCGGCGGCGGCGCCGAGGTTGCCGTGCTGCGCGGAGAACAGCGCGAACCCGTCGCCCATCGTCGGGTTGCTCAGCACCAGCCCCCAGACGAGATCGCTTTCGAGATCGCGGGCCTTGTAGCCGAACTTGTCCGGCACGCGCGCGAACAGGCGCTTGTCGTCGTTGATGATGGCCTGCCGGGTGATCGCGATGATGCGGCCATAGGTCTGCAGACGGTAGGACATGCCGGTGTCGGCCATCGCGCCATAGGTGAACTCGGCGTTTTCCTGCACCAGCAGCAACTGCGGTGCATCGCCCAGGCCGATGATATTGGTCGGCTTGAAGTCCGGGAGGGTGCCCTGCATCACCAGCGGGCCGAAGGTCTGCGGCGCGGCGAGATAGGCCTGCCGCACGCGCTTGCCGGTAGCGCTGGAAAGCGCGTTGGCGAAGTCGCTGGTGGTATGGGCGCCATAGCGCAAGCCGAGCGCGGCGCCGGCGATGTCGAGGCGGCCCATGCCGGCGGTGGAGATGCCGGTGCGCTGCAGATAATCGCGCGACATCTCCATCAGGGTGAGGCCGCGCAGTTCACGGGCCCGCTCGACGTCGGCCGCGTCGAAACGCGCGCTGGGATCTGCGCGCAGGGTGACCGCAACCTCGACGGCGCGGCGATAATCCTCGCTCTCGGTGCCAGCAGCGCCGACGCGCACGTCGATTCGCGGCTGCTGACGCTGATCGAGCAGGCGATCGCTGATCGCGCGCTCGAATTCGGCCTCACCCAGCGGCGTGGTCTCGTTCCGCTCGATCAGCTCGAGTGCGAAGTCGCTGCCCAGGTCGGTCGAGCGCGCGCAGCGTTCGCGGATCTGGCGGGCGGTGATTCGAACGGGCGCATGGGGCTCGGTGCGAGTGCCGCCGTCCTGATCGACGACGGTCGTGGTTGCCGCCGGTGCGGCGGGAGCGGCAGCGGAAGGTGCGGCCGCAGCCGCGCCGCCGGGGAGGTTGCGTCGCATATCTTCATCCTCTTGGGTGGTGCCGTGTTGCGGAGTTCCGGTTGCAGACCGAACCACGGCGTTCGGATCGGCGGGAACGGGCACGAGGCTGGCTTCCAGCAGTTCCCAGGCGACTGCGCGCCAGGTCTCGTGGTCATTTTCATCGGTGGCGGTGATCTGCCACTTGGTGACGCGATATCCGATCGAGATCGCGCGCAGCTCGCCCGCGGCGACACGCGCCTCAATCGCGCGGCCCCCGTCGGTATCGGAAAAATGGAGTGTGCCGATCAGCTGGCCGCCTTCAATCCGCACATTGGAGATGCGGCCGATGACGGCGTTCAGCTCGCCCTGATTGTGGGTGTCCAGCAGCGGGCAGATGCCCGCGGCTACGCGGCCGAGGTCGATCGCCGCTTCGCTGATCTCCAGCTCTTCGGTGAAATAGTAGCGGCGTACCGCGGTCCCGGCGGAGAGGATGGCTTCGACCGTGCGCGCGGTGGCGTCGTAACTCTCCGGGGTGACCGAGAGATCGCGAGTACCACGGCCGTTCGCCTGCGGCTGGCGGCGTTCCTGCGGGTCGCCTTGCTCAGGTGCGTTTCGCGTCAGAAGGCCCGCGATCGCCGCAGCGGCCGCGCCAACCAGCAGCGCCTTCTTGCCGCGCTTTGCCGGTGGCAGCGGCGTGGTTACAACGCGACCTTCCGGGCGCGCCTCTTCGGCGGCGCCCTGCGGCGCCGGTTCGGACTTGCTCATGATGGTCTCCTTGCTAGGCGGCCGTGGAACCGGCATCCGCGCTGGCCGCGGCGTTCTGGGCTGGGCTGAAGGGATCGCCCTTGTAGTAGAGTCCCTTGCCCTGTTGATTTTTCAGGTCGGTGGCGGTTTCGTCCATGAACACGTCATGATCGAGGCCGCGGGAGGCGAGCAGGCTCCGCCGGTTTTCCAGACCAGCCTGCATTTCGAGAATGTCGGCCTCGGCATCGCCCTTGCGATCGATGGACTTGCGCGGCGGCGGCGCCCAGCGGATCGGATAGGAGCGCTTGCCGGTGCGGCCGAACTCATAGGCGGCCTGGCAGAACCAATCCCACACGCGGTTGAGCGCTACCGGGATCAGCGTGTTCCACTGGAAGCGCGACATGAATGTATCGAACTCCAGCGCACCGGCCCGATAGGACGAGAAGTTCACGTTGGACAGGTCACCCGTCATTTGTTCGTAGGTCACCGACATGCCAGCTGCGGCGGCGAGCAGGTTTATCTTCACCGCATCGCCTACGCCGCCCACCGGCTTCGGATCGCTGAACTTGATGTCCTCACCCTGCTCGAGTGTGAACACCATGCCGGGTTCGATATTGTCGATCGGCGGCAGGCCGCCCTCCCGTTCCTCCCTTTCGCCGAGGGGACGCTCCTCCGCGTCCGCACTCAGCGTGCGGAAGCCGGCAAAGCAGGCATCGATCTTGCGGCGCACCAGATCCGCGTCGAGCGTTTCGTCGATGTCGTCGAGCCGCTTCACCACCGGCTCGAACACCGAAATGCCGCGCTTCTGGCCGATCTCCTCTTCGACGAAGAGGTGGATCACGTCCTCGGCCGCGAAGAACACAGGCGGCCTGAAGCCGCGATATCGCGCCCGCGCCGGGTGGAACCAGTAGCCGGCGACATTGCCGTCTTCGTCGTACTGGATGCCGCCCTCGATGTTGTCGCCAAACTTCTCCGTGGCGAGCATGCCGCCATCCACCAGCTGGATGCGGAACGGCAGCACCGCCGCATCCCGCACCCACCGGCGGAGGATGAACACTTCGCCCTGACGGAACATCGTTCGCACGCCCAGTTCCTGCTGGCCGTAGAAGTTCAGCCGGCCGCGGAAGTCGCTGACTTCGACCCAATCGAGCCAGAGCTGGGCTAGCGCCTTCGGCCCCTTGGGCGTGCCGGTGATGCCCCAGCCCACGGCGTTGTTCACCAGCGCGTTCAGCGCCTTCTTGCCGTAGGGGTTCTGCGATGCCAGGCGGATGACAGTTGCCCGATCGAGCGTGCGGCGCGGCCTCGCGTCGTTTGGATCGCCAGTGTTGATGTCGAAATTGGCCGCGCTGGCGCGTGTGCGGCGGCCCTGATGGCGCTCTACGGCCGCGAGCTCTTGGACGCGCACGCGCGCCATGGCGCGGCGGGCGGCCATCCCCGGCGCGACGGCGGCGATCGAGCGTTCGAACCAGTTCATCGGCGACAGGTCCGAAGCACCACCGATCGGGTGCGGCGGCTTCCGCGCGCGGCGGCTTGCTCCAGCTCGGCCTTGATGGTGTTGCGCACGCTCAGCAGCGCGTCCGAATTCTGGTACTCGGTCGAACGGCCGTCGGCGAACGTCACCTTGCGCACGTTGCTCTTGAGCGCGGCATCGACCGCGTCGAGATCCTCTTGCGTCCAGGCCATCAGCGTTTTCCGATCCAGTTCCCGCTACGCTTCGTGAAGCGATTGACGGGGTTGCGTTTCGAGGCGGGCACCTGCGGTGCCTTGGGTTTCGTCGGCACCGGCGGCGGCGAAGGCTTCGTGACAGCGGCCTTCGGCAGCGCTGGCGCTGCTGGAGCCGGATCGGCACCAAGCGGCAGCACAGCCTGGTCCGGCACCCGATAATCCCTCGGCACCCACCGCATATGCGTACGGGCTTGTGCGAACGGCGGCCGCAGAAGAGAGGCGTAGCCGTAGACCAGAAGATCCCAGGTCTCGTTGCGAGGCCGGACCTTCTCCCACTTCCCCTTCTTCAGCTCTTCGGCCGTGATCTCCTCGACGTGGTGGTCGAGCAGGCGGCCCGTCGCGCCCTCGTCCTGCCCAGCCTTCAGCGGGCCACCCCCGGTCTTGCCGCCGGGAAGGTGAATATAGCCCGGACCGGGTTCGGCGCGGCGAAGGCGGGCATCGATGACGCCCTTGATCCGATGTACGTTCGGCAACCACAGCTCGGCCGAGGTGCGCTTGGCGCCGCCGCGCCGCTTCTGCTCTGCGAACTTGGCGCGCGGCATCAGCTCGCCCGTCATGCTATTGCCACCCTTGGTCAGGGTGATGCGGTTCTTCTGGATGCCCGCCGCTCGCGCCATTTCCCATAGCGCCTTGGCGAACTCCGCCGCGCCCTCTCCCTTCACGCCGCCGCCGCCAACGTCCAGCTGTACGGTGAGCGGCGGCGGCGACATGCCCGAGCCGTCCGCCAGGGGATAGCGCCGGTCCCACAGCGGCAGCATCACACGGGCGTGTTCGGGGTGGCTGAACGGCGCCAGCGAGGTGATCCCGTCTTCCAGAACATCGGTCGACCAGCGATCGACGATCCAGCTTTCGAGGCCCTCACCGAAGGCGAGTGACATATGCTCCAGGCGGTTGGCCTGCGTGTCGGTCAGGATCACCCAGACCTTCGCACCGCGCGGCATCACGCCGAGGTGCAGCCCCTGCTCACGCCGAAGCTTCAGCGTGTCGGTTTCGACCGGCTTCTCGCCCGAGTGCTTCGATCGATAATTCTTGCCGCCCTGCGTGTTGATCACGGTGCGCAGTGCGCTTTCATCCTGCCGCACCTCCCATGCGATCTGGGCGTCGCGCCACTTGCGCGCCAGCGTCGGCCAGCTGGGCAGCGCCATCAGGCCATCCACCCGGAAGGTGCGACGCCGCTTCGAGACACCATGATTCGCCTGCACGAACCCATGGTTCGGCAGTCGACTGCAACTCTCGTGCAGCTTGCGGCGATCGCTAGGCTCCAGAATGCAGCCGTTCGTCGGGCAGACGACGTGCGCAGTGGCCTCGGCCTGGTCGGCGGTACCGTCGGTGTCAAAGCGGAGATCGCGCAGGAAGTCGATTTCCCAGCGCTCGCCGCAATGCGGGCACTCCGGCCAGATGCGTTCATCGGTGCCGTCAGCGACAAACGCTTCGATGCCGCTCTTCTCGTCCTTCGCGGGCGAGCTGCTGATGTACTTCTTCTCGCGGCCTTCGTGGCTGATGAAGCGGCCATCGAGCAGCGCAATGCCGCTGCCCTGCCCGCCTTCGCCGCCAGTCTCGCCGATATTGTCGTCGTACTGGTCGTAGTCGTCGAGCCAGCCGAACCGGATCGACAGCTGCGTGAACTGCGAGGCTACCGGCCACACCGTCGTCAGCATCATGCCGTGGAAGAGCTTGATCCACTGGTTGTTCGCATTGTCGGCGGGCCGAAGCTTCGTCTGCACCGCAGACGTGCCGGCGATCATGGGATCGAGGCGGCCCTTGACGAACTTCTCTGCCATCAGCCGATCAGGCTGGCAGACCAACGTATCCGACGGGTCGCTCTCGACGATCCAGCCCAGCCAGTCGACGCCGATCGTCGTGGCGCCGCACTGCGCCGGCTTGATGATGCCGATTTCGGACGTGACCGGGTCCGACAGTGCTAGGCGAAGCTCGTTCTGCCAGGGCAGCGTATCCGGATCATAGCCGCGATGGCGGATCGACCATTGAAGCAGGTTGAGCTTGTCCCGCGGGCGGTAGCTGGGCGCCGCGCGTCGCAGGATGTCGCCCCTAGTCGGAAAGGGCGGGATCACCCAGCGCGGCGGCGGGATCATGGGCGCCGTCGCCAAATTCGTTGCTCCAGTTTTCCATCATCGTGGCCAGCTGCTGCTGATCGTCGTGCATCAGCCGTTCGATCGCAGTCAGTTGGTCGCGGGTGAGATCGATCTTCTTCGCCAAGCGGGCGGTGAACGTGGCCTGTCGCTGCTGGAAGCGGCTGAGAATGTCGCCGATCGCGCCGACCACTTCCACGAAGGGCACCAGCTCCCGGCGCTTCTCCGCCAGCTTCGTGGCGATCACCTCTTCTTCGAGCAGCTGCTTCCGCTCGGCGATCGAGAACCCGGCCATGGGCTGGGCAGTCACACCAACGCCGAGATCCAGGCCGAGCTGGCGCAGATCCTCGGCACGCTTCCGCGCTTCCTCGGTCTTTCGGGCTTCCTCGGCATTCCATGCGAGGATCGCGCCCTTGATGTCGATTTCGTAGGCGTCGCCGTTCGAGCCGCGCTTGATGATCCACGGCTGATCCGGCTGCGCGGCGATCCACTTCCGGATCGTCGGTTCGGACGCCAACCCCGTCGCCGCGAGATCAGCCAGGTTACCGAGCATCAGACGGACCCAAACCGAAAGAACAAGAGGAAGCCGGCAGAAAATACACGACACTCGCACGCGCCGCGCCTTTGGCCCCCGCATAGCGAGGATGCCGGGGAAGGACCCAAGCCACCCCCACCCCTCGCGCCTGATCGGCGGCATCCGCGCAACGATGTTGCGCCGCCTCGCCGCTTTCGAGCTGCGCGCTGAAATAATATTGCGCCTCCGGGAGAAATCCGGTCGAGGATGCGCTCCCCTGCAGGTCTGCCGCCGCCTTTCGGTCGAGGCGGCACCGCCCCTGCCCCGCATGCGACTGCCCCAAGGCTATCTGCTGGATAGCCCAAAACTGCGCCGAGGCGGACAACTGATATTTGCTCGACATCACATTCTACCCCTTGCGTGCCTCTACCCTCGATTTTCTGCGGCGTTCAGCGCCTGACAGATGCGGGTCACCGCGCGGCCGTACCGCTTGCGATAGGCGTCGGGCTCGGCCACGTTGCCGAACCGACGGGCGATCCAAGCCCACTCAGGCCGCGCGGCGCGCTGCAGCTGGGCCAGTACCAAGCCGACCAGCTTGCGATCGCGCTCAGGCACATGCTGGAGCCAGCCCAGTGCTTCCTCCATCTGGCCCACCTCGACCGACGACAGGCCGGGGAGCCGAGGGCGAGCGTCCACATCCATGTCGCCGTAGTCACCGAACGCATGGTGGCGCCGCACGTCCGGCCAGGTGGCCTGCACCCGAAGCCACCCCGCCTCGCGATCCGGCAAGCGGGCGAGGAAGGCCCACGCCTCCACCAACCGCTCTTGCACCGCGTCGAACGTCCAACCGAGATCGCCACCAAACTCGCCGTTCCGCGCCTTCGATGCGTTGGAGAAAGTAGAAGAAAGCATTTTACCCTCTTTGATTTTTAGGAACGGACAGACAGACGGATGAAGGGATATCGCGCATGCATGAGCGCACATATGGAGAGCTTAGGACCGAAACAGTCTGTACTGTCCGTACCGTCCGTAACTCAAGCTTTTCTGCTGGTTCTAGCCACGGACAGTTAACGGACAGACGGACGGTTTCAACAATGCTTGCATCAACTTGACCTTCTTAGCACACTCGGCCCACGTTCCAATCCGCGCCACGCCCCTGAAAATCACGGACAGTATGGGCAAACTGTCCGTGAACTGTCCGTTCCTCACAGCGGTTCGCCGTCATCGTCGGCGCCCGAAGCCGGCTCGGCAGCGCCCGCCGGAAGGTCGCCCGTGCGGCGCAGGCGCGCGCCACGGCGGAGCTTCAGCCCCTTGCTGTCCTTGCCGCACATGATGATCTGCAGGTCGCCCAACGCGCGCCCGAAGCGGGTGGAATTCATCACCTCGCCGTCGCTCAACCCCTCGGCCTCGCACCATTCCTTGTACGATTTGTACAGGTCCGACGACAGCTCACGCGCCAGCGGGTCGCTCATGTCGAGCTTCGCGTGGGCCCACTCGGAAAAAGGGTTGGCGGAACGCCGATACTCCTCGATCGCGTCCACCACCTCGGGCGGCTGTTCCAAGCCATCGTTCAGATAGCCGATCACGCCCGCGATGATCCAGTTCAGCACGCCCGAGGCGCCGCCGGGATCGTCCTTCAGGATGCGTTCGTGCATCCCCTTCACGATCGCGCCGCCCTTGAACTGGTGCCGCCACAGCATGATGATGATGCGCCGCCAGATGCCGTCGTCGTCGCCGCTGATGCGGGGCCGCTTGTTCGCCTCCATCACCACCTTGCCGCGGGGCTCGAACTCGCTCTCCGCGCCGTAAAGCGGTCGATAGGGCACCGGAGAGCCGCCGGTGAACTGCTTCACCCGCTCCTCGGCCATCGCCTTGCCCCGCTTGGGCTCCTGGATGGAGATCAGCCGCGTATCGCCCACGAAGCGCACCAGCTCGGGCGTCGCCCCGCCGGCATCGGTATCGGGTCCGTCGAGGAAGGTCTGCACCTTGCCGGAGACGCCATAGCTGCCCAGCACGATGCGGATCGCGTTCATCGCGGTCGATTTGCCGTCGCCGCCCTTGCCCTGCAGGATGACGAAGATCTGCTCGACGTTGAGGCCGGTGGCGCAATAGCCGATCAGCTTCTGGAAGAACCACCGCACGTCCTTGTCCGGCAGCACCGTCTCCATGTGCTTCAGCCACATTTCGTTCTTCACGTCGGGCCGCCACTCGGCCGCGCACTGCCTGGTCAGCAGGTCCGCCGGATCGTGCGGCGCATCCCGCACCTCCCAGCCATCGGCACCCTGCCGGAATCGCAGCGTGCAGTTGCGCGCGTTCAGCGCCAGCGGATCCGCATCGAATTCCTCCTCCCGGCGGTTCAGCACGTCCAGGTTCGCCGCCTGCTCCAGCATCGCCTTGGTGCGGGAGCTGTCGCCGGATTTCGTCGCGTGCTTCGATAGCGCCTCGATCCGCGCCTCCAGAAAGTCCTCGCTCATGCCGTCCGGCAGCGGCCGGCGCTGCAGCCGCGCCTCCAGTTCCTCCATCTCGGCGCGAATGCCCCGCGCCACGTCCATGGCCTTCAGCCGGGCAAGCCGCTCGCCATCGTCGCGCGACCAGTGCCCGTCCTCATAGGCGAGCCAGCCCCAGCTGCGCACATAGATCAGCAGCCCCTGCGCATGCGCGACAAGCCGATCGGCATTGCCCTGGTCGTTCAGTTCCTTCCACGCCAGCGCCCACGGATCCACCACTTCCACGTCAAACCCCGTCCTAGCCGCCATGGCGCTTTCCCTTCCCGTCGATGTTCACGGCGCGCGCCAGCATCAGCGCGGAGCTGACGCGCTTGCGGCGGGCCGATTGTTTCTGTTGCTGCCGGTCTTCCCCGGCGAATTTCTCGAACAGCGCACGGTCCCGCTCGGTCGCCATGCCGGCCTTCACCTGGTGGGCCTCCACCGTGCCGCGATACAGGCCGAACGTCGCTTCCCCGGCGCGCATCGCCTCCTCGCCATGCTTGGCCACCTTCTCGAACCAGCGAACCACAAGGGCGAGTTGCTTGGCGTCGAAACCCTCCTCTTTGGCGAGCTTCCGCCGCGCCGATTCCTGCGCCCGCAACAGCGCGATCTCGGCGCGCAGATCCAGCAGGAACAGCACATGCTCCACCAGCATCGTCGCCTGGTTGCCGTCCTCCAGCGCCACGATCTCCGCCGTCAGCAGATCCAGCGCGATCGCCGCCGCATCGGGCCGCAACGCGGTGATCGCCGCGCGCGCCTCGGCATCCTCCATGCCCAGCGCTGCCTCGTATGTCGCCAGCAGCGCCTCCGCCTCGGCGCGGTGATGCGGCTCCATCGCCCGCCGCGCGATCAGCTGGCGGATCGTCTTGACGTCATAGCCTTCGGCCTTCGCCTCGGCATACACATCGCGAATGTCGCCGGTGATCCCGGCACGCTCCTCGAGCAGCCGCTCGATCCGCTCGACATACAGGCGCAGTCGATCCCCGCTCACGCTGCGGCACCTTCGAACAGGCTATATTGACGATTGGCTTCCTCGATACGCCGACAAGCGATGTCGAAATAGGTCGGGTTCAACTCGATCCCGATAGCCGTCCGACCCATAGCAATCGCCGTTGCTGCGGTCGTGCCGCTTCCCGAAAAGGGGTCGAGAACGGTATCACCCTCGTTAGTCGAGCAAGCAATACAACGTCGTGCTATTTCATCAGTCATGGGTGCCGGGTGGCTACCGCTTTCCGGCCCGATGGTGGGATGAACATGCCAGACTGAGCTTGCGAACCAGCGCTCGCCAGGGTTGCGCACGCGGCTGCTCTCGCAAGGGGTAAGCAGAAAAACGTAGCTGTGCGAGACCGAAGGGCGGTCAATTCTAGGCGGCTCGGTAGCAACCATCTTATCCCAGATGATTACCTTGCGCAGATACCAACCATCAGCCCGCAGCCGATCAGCAACGTGAAAGGGCGTGAGGGAAAGATCCTTATCCTTGTACCCAGGCGGCGCAGCGCGCCAACCGGTTCGCTGCTGAATCGATACCAACTTCCGTCGCTTGGCGGCTCGCGATCCACCACCCCCATTCCCGCCAGATGCATAGGTATCGCCAAGTTCCAGCCAAACCGACCCGTCGTCGGTTAGCGCTGGCCGCAGATCGCGCATAATATTAACGAGGCTATTCGCAAACTCTGCCGGCGTGCGCTCAAGTCCCAACTGTCCCGTTTGATCATAGTCGCGCTGACGCCAGAATGGGGGCGACATGATAATAGCGGCTACAGATTTGGCAGCGAGAAATTTACCGCCGACTGCAGCATCCCCCAGATACAGCGTCGCCCGCCCGATTACTTCCTTGCGCTGATACGTCATTGCGCAGCCCTCACCATGTCGTTGAAATCCATCCCCATCGGCGGGCGCTCGGCGCGCACCAGTCCGGCGCCGGCATGTCGCCAGTGCTGCACCGCCGCCGTCGCGCAGATCCGCGCGCGCTCGGCCTGGTCGATCGTGCCGCGCTCCCAGCGCATCGCGCGCCGCAGCTGCAGCTTCTGGTCTGTCAGCGGCTTCATGTCGGCGTCGACCAGCACCACCACTTCCTCGGCGCGCTCCACCAGGAACGGCGGCCGGTCGAGATCGGCGCGGATGTTCCACAGCGGCCACACCCCGTCCTTGCGCACGATGCCGCCCTGCAGATTGTCCAGGCTCAGCGCCGCCGCCGCAGAACCGTCCCAATCGTTGCGCTGCACCCAGCTCCACACGGTCTCGATGCCCTCGCCCACCGCGATCCGCGTGCCCACGGCATCGCCTGGGCAACCGTGGAGCCACACCGCGCCGCGCTGCAGCGCGCCCCACATCTTGCGCTCGATCTTGTCGCTGCCGTCCTGCCGCAGATAGGTGGCATGCACGCCGATCGGCAGGCCGTCGCGATCGACGATCAGGCCCAGCATCGCGGGCGCCCGCCGCCGCACGTCGCCCGCCATCGCCCCTACCCGCCACGGCGACACGGCGGCCCGAGGATGGAAGCGCAGCGACAGCAGCATCCGCGCCTGCCGGATCCCGCCCAACTGCAGCCCGCGCGACAGCAGATAGCGCTCGACGATCGAGCCCAGCGCCGGCTGCGACGTCCGCCACAGCCACCGCGCCACCTCGGCCGAGGGCACGAACGACGCATCCTCCCGCCGGCGGCTGTCGCGCTGCGCGATCGGCGCGGCGGCGGCGATCGGCTCACCTTCGCTCAGCCGCGCGATCGCCTCGCGGAAATCGACATTCTCGGTTTCCATCACCCAGCGGAACAGGTCGCCATGCGCGCCGCAGCCATAGCAATGATAGGTGCCCTGCCCGTCGCGCACCTCGAAGCTGGGCGTCTTCTCCTGGTGAAACGGGCACAGGCCCTTGAAGCCGCGCGCCGTCTTCTGCAGCTTCACGCGCTTGCCGATCAGGCCCGAAAGCGAGTGCCGGCGGCGGATCGCTTCCAGGTCTACCTTGCTGGTGGGTGACGGTGACACGGTTTCCCCCCGAAATGGGCTTGTTGTTCTGGTTGGGGTGCCGGGTAATGGGAGACGCCACCCGGCGAAGCGCTAGGGCACGGGGTGTCCGCCCCGCTCTCCCGATCAGGTCGGCACGGGCTCCGCGCCATAATACGGATAGTCGCCGTCCCGCTCCAGCCGGGCACGGCAGGGCTTGATCCAGCGCAGCCTTGTATCCCCGGGCCAGAAGCCATCGGCGCCGCGCAGCCACACGATCCAGCAATAGCTGGTGGCCGTGCTGGCCTTGCGGCCCTCCACCTCGGCGAACGGATCAACGGCGTTGGCGCGGATCAGCCGACCCTTCAGCATCACCACGCGCTCGGCGAACTGCAGCACATAGCTGGGCGGGTTCGCGGTAAAGAGCCCCGTGACGCGCCCCTCCGATTCGAGGAACGCCGTCCGCACCAACATCGCCACCCCGCGCCGCGCCGCATCGAACGCCGTGGCGATGAACGCTTCGGCCAGGAAAAACGGCGGATTGGTGATCACCCAATCGGCCTTAGGATAGGCCCAGCCAAACGATGGGAAGTCGATCAGGTCATGCGCGCCATAGGCCTGCACGTCGCTGGCGATCACCTCGGCAAAGCGCTCGCGCAGCGGTCGCACCATGTGCATTTCGCCGCACGCCGGCTCCCATGCCGTCTGCAGCTCCATCTTCTCGCCCAACTCGGCGTCCAGCCACTCGGTAAGCGCCCGCGTCGCCCAGGGCGGCGTCGGGAAGTAGCCGAGCGTATCGCCCGCGCGCTTGGCGCCCAGCGAGGAGGTGGGGAGCGTGCCGACCGCCATCAGACACGCACCGGCATCAACACCATACCGAAGTCGGCATCTACATCATCGGCCAGCGATACGGGATCGCCGCTGCCGCTCAGGCCCATCGTCAGCCGCTCGCCGCGACATGCATCAAGGCAGTCGAGCAGGTACCGTCCGTTGAGCCCAATCTGATACTTGTCCGTTACCGCCGATCCATCGAGCAACGGCACGCGCATCTGCAGCGCGTTGACCTCTTCACCCCACTGCGCATTGATCGAACACAGCAGCGATTTGCCGTCGACGACGAAGCGGATATTCGGCGCCTTCCACCCGCTCCCGACCGTCAATGCCTGCATAGCGCGCCGCATGGCGACAACGTCGACGATCACACGATGGTCGTGCCGCACAGGAATCACCCGCTGATAATCCGGATAGGTCCCGTCGATGGTTTTGCCGCGGAAGGTCACCGCCAAACTGCCCAAAACCGCGCCGAAAGCCGATCGAGGCACAACGTTGGGCGCCGGCGCCGTACCTTCCGCGCTCGAAGGAGAGTTCGCTACGGCCGGCGATCCGATCACAAGCGCAACCTCGTCGCACCGCCGAAAACGCGCCAGCACGCGCTGGATCAGCCCGCGATAGAGGATCACCGGCCGGAAGCTGTCGCGATGGATCTTCGCACCCGGCACCTTCAGGTTCGCCCAGAAAAGGCGGTGACCATCGGTCGCGACGGCGCGCAGCGTCCAGTCGTCCACTAGGTGGAGGTAGATCCCGTTCAAGTAGTAGCGGGTCTCTTCGGTCGAAATGCCGCGCGCCACACGCGCAAGGGCCGCAATCTCACCCGCACCCAGCACGCAACTCAGCATCTCATGCGCAAAGCCCTGCACATCATGCTCGGGGAAGTCGCTCGCCGAGGTTCGCGTGCCTGCATCCAGGCTCAGATCGCCAGCCGTTACTTTCAGCGCCTCATAATCTCCGCGCACCGGCTCCAGCCGCACCGTGCCGGCACCGGCGTGGCCCACCGCCTTGCGAATATAGCCCGGTTCCGGGAGCATGAAGGGCGGCTGCGGCTCGCCCGAATAGGGCAGCTTCACTTCGCATGCTACGTCCAAGTCAGTGCCCGCGACGGCCAGAGAACCATTGGCATGCAACCGCAGCTGCCGCAGGACCTGGATAGGCGAACCGCGCCGAAGCACGGATCCTGCGATGTCCATCGCCTGCACGAAATTGCGCGTCTCGATCTCGATCATTGCACGGACTCCGAAGCCAGCACCCACTGGCCGCAGGTCGTGCAGCGGCAGCTATGCGGCGGTTGGGGGTAGAGGGCGTCGAACTTGGCCTTGTTGCGCACGCGCCAGGCGCGGGCATAGGCGAGCCCCTCGGCGCGCTGGGCACGCGTGGCGGCATGGGCGGCGCGGATGCGCTCGGCGGTCTGCGCGGCGTCCATCACTCCACCTCCAGCATCTGGGCCGATGCCTTGAAGGTGAACATGGGCGGCTGGCCGTTCTCGGGCCGGATCGCTTCGACGTTGCTGACCGTGAAGGGATCGAACTCAAGCGAGAACAAGCCCTCCGCCGCCGCGCGATTGATGGTCAGCGTATAGACCTCGTTCCGCCGCCCCTTGCGCGCGAGGAACGTCCCGTTCTGCTGGTCGAGCGAGACAGCAATCTTGCCCGCGTCAGGCCCGGTGCCAAACAACAGCCGGATCTTGTATTCGTCGGCATGAAACCGCGCTCTCTTTGCGAGCACCCCTCCAACCTTTACTTCGATGAAGCGGATGTCGTTCATCGCCCGCCGCGTCTTCACCAGTACGCCGTCTGCCGGCACCGCCGACTTGGAATAGACCGGCTTCACATTCTCGATCGCTTCCCAACCCATGGCTTTCCTCCGCTCAATATCGACGCGGCAGGGGCGGCCAGGGCTCGCGGCAGGGGGCGCACTTGCCCTCCACCAGCCTTGGCGTCTCGTCGCCGCACTCTTCGCATTTGCCGGACACCCAAGCTTCGAAGGGCTCCCGGCGCACCTCGGCCAGCGCACGGTCGATGTGCGCTTGCTCGATTTCGCTCGCATCATCGACCTGGTCCGCCATCAGAGCGGCGCCCGCACCGTGCGCTTGTCGGCGCTCACCAGCACCGCCACGCGTCGTTCGAACGGACCATGGTCGACCAGCTCGATCTTCCCGTTGCGCACCAGCTTCCGGAGCCGGTAGCTGGCCGCGATCGCGCCACTCAGCCCCGCGCCCTCAGCGAATTCGGCATTCGTCGGGCACGGCTGGCCGAGGCGGATCGCGTCTCGGATCATCCGCAGGATCGCGCTCTCGGCGCTGGAGCGCGGATGCACCCGGCGCACCTGGCGGCCGGCGCGGAACGTCGCCGATCGGCGCTGGATCAGGAACTGCCAGCAACCGCCGTCGCGGCGGCGCGTCAGATCCACCAAGCCTTGTTCTTGGAAGCGGCGCGCCAACTCGGCCACCGGCCGTGATATGGTCTCGCCCCGCGCATATACGGCCATGTCGCCCGCCTTTGCATTGCGCACCCATTCGGTGATGCCGGCAGCATCAAGCATGGGCGTCTCGTTGATCGGTTGAGGCGAGCCGAACCGCCGAGGGCGGGGGGAAACGGCTCGGCTCGCCAAGGCGCGCGTCTTCAGTGCGACCCGAGGGCCGCGCGCCGGTAACTGGAATGATGTTGTTCCCCCCCGCCATGATCAGGCCGCCGCGGGAACCCGAGGATTGAACCACCCGGTCGGGCGATCACCCCACCATCCGCGCGCCGGCCGGCGCCAGTCCTGCCGCTGGATGGTGCCCATGCTCCACAGCTGGATCTCGGCCGCCATCACCGCGCACGGCACCACCTCACCGGATAGCACCCGATCGAACATCGCCACACCGCCCACGGCTTGCCCAAAGCGCTCGATATCGTCGGCCGGGTGCGCGGACGTGCCCACGATCCAGGCGAGCTTGTGGGCGCCAAGGCTGGGCACGGTCGCCTGCAGGTGCATGATGGTCATTTTCCCTCCGCGATGATGGCGCGCATCTGCTCGTCCAGGGCGGCGAGCAGGGCCTGCGCTTCTGCAATTTGGGTCCGAACCCCGTGGGCCTCGCGGGCATCGATCTGCCCATCGTCGGCCAGCGCCTCGCAGATGCCCTGCGTCACATCGCCGGCCTCGCGGCCCAGCGCGCCGGCACTGCGCAGAAAATCGCCGCGATCTGCCGGGGCGCTGGGAAGCATCACGAAGGTGCCGCCCAGCTCACGGCACAACGCGCGCGTGACGTGCGGCCACCCCTCGCGCTCGCGCGCCAGCGGCTCCAGGTCCGCGATCACGTCCAGCGTGGGCCATCGATCGGGACAGTTGATGTTCTGCGCATCGCCCAGCGCCGTCTTGCCGACACGGCAGAACGTTGCCGCCGCCTCCAGGCCGCCCACGCCCTTGATCGTCTCACCGAAGGCGCGCTTCAGCGCCAGGCGCTCGGGCTTCATGCCTCAGGCCCTCCGGGGAGGGCGCTTGCCGCTCCCTCCCCTTCGGCTACAGTCGGAACGGACTCACAACCGACTGGAGACTGAACATGGCCGAAATCGTCGTTACCCCCCAGGGCCGCGAGGCCATCAACGTCGGAACATTGATCGACGATGATGGAGCGAAGTTCGTCTGCCTTGCCTTCGAGCGCCCCAACGATAGCCGAGCAATCATCACTTTCACGCCTGACCTCTTCCACGATCTGGTCACCCACATGGCAGATGTCTCGCGAAGACTTCGGGAAGAGGGTTTCTAACCCTCGGTCTGCGCCGAGTGCAGGCGCCTTGTTCGACTGAACGGCGATCCGGCACAGCGGCAACATCTCGATGCGGCCTTTCGGCTGACGGTTGCTGGCAGTGGGCATGCGAAATGCCGGATGCAGGCCGCGAAGTGCGCTCACGCTCATGCCTCCGGCCCTCCGGGGAGGGCGCTTCGGATCAGGCTGCATCGGACGCACCATCACGCCACCTCCCGTTCATCGCTGTCGGAAATTATCGTTTCGCTTCCGCATGACGCATGCTGCACCTGCGAGTTATCAGCCTCAGCATGATCACCCGCTTCCGCCGCCAACTCGGCATCTTTGGCGTCCATGAACGCCTTGACCCGGTGCAGCAGCGCCAGCCTCGGCGAGCGACCTTTTTTGATGCTCGCGATAAGCTGCGGCTCACCCGTGGCCAGCGCGCCGAAACGCGTCGGTGCCATGCTATGCCGATCCAGAAAGCTCTGGAACGTGGATAGCAGCTCTTCGTTCGTCGGCAGTTCCATGGCGACGCTGCATAATTCAGCATTCGCTTACATTGCAAGCGATTTGTGTAAGCGTTCACTGAAATCGACCGCCAGCGCTGATTTAGTTATTGCTGAAGCCATGGCAGCAGACCCAATATCGTTGTTCGACCGCCTGATGGCAGTGAAGCCGGAAAGCCTATCGGCGAACGCCTGGACCGAGCGGGCAGGCGTCAGCCGGCAGGCACTTTCCGACATCAAGCGCCGTGGCAATGCAAACCACAGCACGATCGAGAAGCTGCTCGACGCGATCGGCATCACCTTCACCGAGTTTGAAGCAGGCCTCCGCCAGACCTTGAAGGAACCGCCGGCACCAGCTGCTCGCGCCCCTCGCATGGCGTTTCAGGGCAATGATCGCCCGCGGGACATTCCCGTCCTCGGCACGGCCGAATGCGCAGACATCGACTTTACAGAAGATAGCCATATCCACCACATAGAGGCCATGTCTCTCGATTTGGACGAAGTGATTGACCATGCTCGCCGACCGGCCAGCCTCGACAATCGCCGTGACGTGTACGCCATCTACTTCCGGGGCCACTCGATGGCGCCGCGCTACGAGAGCGGCGAGATCGCATATGTTGACCCCCACCGCCCGCCCAAGGTTCGCGACTACGTGATCGTCCAGATGCGCCGCCCGGACGGCGATGAAGAGCGCGTGTTTGTCGTGCTGGCCAAGCGCCTGGTGAGGATCAGCGCCAGCTATTTTGAGCTGGAGCAGTTCAACCCCGCAACCACCTTCCGCGTGCCGCGCGCGGACGTGAAGCACATTCACCGCATCATCCCATGGGACGAAATCGTCGGCTTCTGACGTTGTAAGCGAAAGCTGAATAAGCATTGACTTTAAGCGAACGCTGAATGTAAGCAACGCCTCCATCACGCATGGAGGCGACGATGCACGATTCCCCACGATGGACACGCGTCCACCTAGAAGCTGATCAGCGCGAACCCTTCGCGCCGTCGTTGCCGCGACGCGCCAGCGAGCTGGCAGACGCCCACCCTGTTTCGCTGCCGCTTCTCGCTGGCGTGATCGTCGGCATGATCGTGATGCTCGGCATCGCGGGGACGCCGTTCTGATGCGCCGCGACGATCACGATCTCGCGCCCGAGGCCTGCGGCGGCAGCCGCGCGCTGGGCTGGACCATGCTGTGGATGCTGGCGCTCACCGTCTGCGGTGCGATCGCCCTTGCCATCGCCTGGAGCCCGGCGCTGTGACCGCCCGCCGCTACATCTGCAAGCGCCGGGGCTGCTCCGGCCAGCGCGAGCTGCGCCACCTGCTGTGCGCGGACTGCTGGGCGCTCGTCCCCCAGATCCTGCGCAGGGGCTATCTCGGCGCCCGCCGCCGACGCCTCACCCGCATGGCGAAGATCGCCGGCGAACACATCCTGAAGGCGCTCGGCCCCCGCCGTGCGGAGGAGCCGAACGGCCCCGCCGCCCGCGCTGCCCGCGCCTACGCCCGCACCGCCGCCCAGCTGGGCGAACGCATCGATCTGGAGGCTGCAGAGTGACCGACGTGGCCGACACCCCCGACTTTCGCCGCCTTGTGCTGGCCGCTGCATCGCAGGCCGCAACCGCGCTGGCGGATATCATGATGGCGGCAACCGAAGGCCCGCTGAACGTCCACACGCCGTACGATCAGGAAGCGATCGAGAAGCTGGCTGATGCGACGAAGCTGGCGATCGAGGCGAGCGTCGCCAGCGGCGAGTTTCTCGACGATGGTCGCGGGCAGCTGCTCGGTGCCCTCACTCGATATCTGGAGGGCTGGGCATGAGCAGTCCTAAGCCAACGTTGGGCTTCCCCACCCGCACGGCAGCGATCGAGCATCTGCGCACCGAAGGAATTACGGCAGCCCAGATCGCGCGGAAGATCGGCATCGACGTGAAGTCGGTCTCGGCGCTGGAAGCAAGCGCAGCCCGGAAACGTGGCACCGAGCGCCCCATACGCCAGGCCGCACCATCTACGTCGAAGCAACACACCGTCTGCATCGACAACGACGTGCTGCGCACCCTCCGCCCGCATGCGGCGAAGCGGGGCCTCTCCGTCAATGCGCTGGCTCGGCTGTTGCTGGCCACTGTTGCAGACGACAATCTGGTCGATGCGTTGCTCGACGATGGTGACGCGTGATGAACCGCACCGACGAAGTCGCCCGCGACTGGCGCGGCCTCGCGCAGGAAGCCGCCCGCCTCCGCGCGGCGCGGGAGCGCCACGCCGATCAGCTGGCGAAGGCCGGAAAGGCCGAGCAGGCCGCAGCCGCGGCCGATCGCGCCCGCGTGATCGGCGCCCTCGCCGCCATGTGGCACGCGATCGTCAGCCACCAGCCCGAGCCCGAGCTGCAGGCCAGCCATGCGGAGATCCGCCAGGATCTCGCCGGCATCCGCGAGACGCTGGCCCAGCGAATCGCCCGCGCGCCGGACGAGGCGAACGCCGAGCAGCTCGCCCGCATCGATGCGCTGATCTGCCACCACCAACCGTGGTGGCCCGGCGCCGAGCGCCCGCACATCCTGTTCCTGCACTCCGTCAATCAACAGGCGCGCCGCCGCTGGTCGCGCCCGAGCGTTCAGAGGGAGCATATTCATGCCGACTGAAGCGTTCGTCGCCCGCGCGTTCCAGCGGGGAAGTCTCGCTATCATCGACCAAGCCATTGCGATTATCGATGAATACGCCGAGCAGGGCTTCACGTTGACCCTGCGGCAGCTATACTATCAGTTCGTTGCGCGCGATTTGATTGCGAACAAGCAAAGCGAATACAAGCGCCTCGGCTCCATTATCAACGATGCTCGCTTGGCGGGCCTAATCGATTGGAGTTCGATCGAGGATCGCACGCGTAACGTGCGGACTGTCGCAGCGTGGGATAGCCCTCAGTCAATCATTCATGCAGTAGCGGAACAGTACCGCGAAGACCTCTGGTCTGGTCAGCCGCAGCGAGTGGAAGTCTGGATCGAAAAGGATGCCTTGATCGGCGTCGTGGAACCGGTGTGCGAGCGCTGGCGCGTGCCATTCTTCGCGTGCCGCGGCTACACTTCTCAGTCCGAGCAATACGCCGCAGGCAAGCGCTTCAGCGCACTGCTCGACCGCGGCATTGAACCCATCGTCCTGCACCTCGGCGATCACGACCCTAGCGGCATCGACATGACTCGCGACAATCGCGACCGGCTGTCCATGTTCGCTTGGGCGCCTGTAGAAGTCAGGCGCCTAGCCCTCAATTTCGACCAAGTGCAGCGCTATCGGCCTCCGCCCAACCCTGCCAAGGAAACGGATAGCCGGGCTGGCTCATATATCGAGCGCTTCGGTGCGAAGAGCTGGGAGCTTGATGCTCTCGACCCGCGTACGATCGACCAGCTGATATCGGACGAGATCAGCGGAATCGTCGACCGCTCATTGTGGAACGCGGCTGCTGCTCATGAAGCTCAGAATAGGTCGATCCTTTCGGCTGTTCATCAGCAGTGGGGCGTCGTGGCTAGCACCTTCGGTGACGGACGGTGAATAAGCGTGTGGCTCCACCCTTGTTACAAGCGTGCTCTCCGCGCGTCAGCAACCGCATGCCGGGGCAACAAGTGGGTGGCTGGCCACCGCGAGAGTGCCCCGAGTGCCGCAAGCTGTTCGAGCCCAACCGCGCCAACCAGCTCTTCTGCACCAGCCAGCACAATGCCGACTGGAACAACCGAGCCACGGCGCGCGGCCGGGTGCTGACGCCCTTTTCGATCGTCGCCCGCACGACGCGCAACGGAACGCGCGGCACGCCCGAGGCCCGCGACATCGGCAAGAAGGCCACCAGCCGGCACAATGCCCTGATCCAGCAATATCGCGACGAAGATCGCGCTGCCGGCCGCATGGAATGGGCCGAATACATGATCCACCGCGTCCGCCTGGGACTGGAAACCCGATGAACGCGCAGAGCAGCAATCGCCGCGCCAGATGGGCACGCCGCGAGAAGATCGCCGAAGCGGTCGAGATCGCGCGCGAGCTGGGCCTTGACGTTGCCGGCTTCCAGATCTCTCCTGACGGTTCGGTCAGCGTGTTCGAATCGCGAGCTACGCCCACCCCGGTGCCCGGCGTCGCCAGCAGCGACTTCGATCGTTTCGAGGCCCAGCTATGAGTGTTCAGTTCATCAAATCGGCCCGCCCCGGCAAGCCCGTCACCTGGTACATCTACGCCTATCGCGGCGGCCCACTGATCCGGAAGGTGCAGAGCCCGCGCAAGCCGGCGCTGACGCGCGCGGATCATGCCGCGATCGCCGCCGCCCTGGTCGACGAGACCAGCGTCGCGCCCAACCTGTTCCGATGGGTGATCCGCCAGTGGTGCCCGTCCAATCCACAGGACGACGACAACCCTGCCAAGGCGAGCCCCGAATGGCGCGCGCTCGCCCCCTCCACCCGCCGGGTATGGCGCGGCCATGTCGACCTGATCGAGGAACGCTGGGGCAAGTTCCCCACCGCGATCTTCGCCGATCCGCGCATGACGGCCAAGGTGGTGAAGTGGCGCGACGATCGCGCCGGCACGCCGCGCTCGGCCGATATCGGCATCACCGTGCTGTCGGCCCTCCTGGAGTTCGCCCGCCTTCGCGGCCATGTGCCGCTGAACGTCGCGCGCGATATCCCCCAGCTCTACAAGGGCAGCGACCGCGCCGAGATCATCTGGACGCAGGACGATATGGCCGCGTTCGAATGGCACGCCTGGGAGGAAGGCCGCCCCTATCTGATCGACGGCCTGCAACTGGCGGCGGTCACCGGCATGCGCCGGCAGGATCTCGTCTCCCTCACCTGGGATCAGGTGGGCGAATTCGCCATCGTGAAGCGGGCGCTCAAGCGGAGCCGCGGCAAGCGCCGCCGCGCCGTGATCCCGCAGACGCCGCAGCTGGAAAAGGTGCTGGACGAGCTGCGCACCCGCTACCGCGCGCCAGGCGTGAACAACGTGCTGGTGAACAGCCGGGGCGAGCCATGGTCGGGCGACGGCTTCGGCGGCAGCTTCAACAGGATCCGCGACGCCGCCAACATCGCCCACGTCGATGAAGACGGCAACGCTCGGCCGAAGCACCTGCACGACGTGCGCGGCACCTTCTGCACGATGCTGCTGACGGAATGGGAACTGACAGACCAGGAAGCAGCGGACATCATGGGCTGGTCGCCAGATCGCGTGGCGCACATCCGCAAGGTCTATGTCGATCATACCCGCGTCGTGGTCGCCCTCGGGCAGCGCATCGCCGCCCGCACGGCGCGCGATAGATGAACGGAGTCCAGGTGCAGCTGGTCGGTCGCACCGCGGGCGCTGTGGCTTGGGTAGATGAAGCCGACCTGGACTTGATCGCGCGCCACCGCTGGCGCCTCCTCAAGCCAAGCCGCAGTCTCACGGCCTATGCCGTCACGAGTATCGAAGGCCGCACCGTTCTGATGCATCGGCTGATTATGGGTGACGCGAATGGAACCGTCATCGATCACATTGACGGCAATGGTCTGAACAATCGGCGGCAGAATCTACGCCACGTCACCCAAGGCGAGAATGTGCGCGCGGGCGTTGCGCGCCGTGCATTTGATCGCTATCAGGACCTCCTCTGA